GTGATATTCGGCGATCGGCGGAAATCCAGCCGGATGACTTTACATGGCCTGCCGTCGAGCTGCGGCTTGCCTTCCCACTCATCGACCTCGGTAGAAACCGAGTCCCAGCCATTCTTGGGCTCGATAAACCGGCCAAATTGATCCAGCCGGCTGATGGCGTTGCCGATGGCGATGAGCACAAATTCGCCGCCTTCTTCCACGGCGTAGAGATTGGCGCAGGCTTTCCAGATGGCAGCCGGTACCGCCGGCGCCTCGTCGATGATGACCATTTGGCGGCGGGTGTGAACTCCCTGGATGTTCGCTGCCGTCTTGTTGACGTCACCCTCCTGGACGGCGTGACAGAAGATGGCGTGCTTATCGTCTCCCTGCTCGTACTGCCAAAGGGTCCTCGAATCGACGAAGTTGCCGAAGACCTCACCCTGGCGCTCCAGGCAATCACGGATGGATTGAACCTCGGCCCAAGCTCGCTTCCTCACCATTTTCATGGTGGTCGAGCAAAATTGCACAGAGGAGTTGGATGGATCAGCCAACCACCAGATCGTAGCGAAGCCGGCGACATCGTGAGTCTTGCCGGCGTGCGAGCATCCGGTTAGTCCGATCCAGCGCTCCTGGCAGCCGGCCTCTACGATTCTCCGGGTCCAATCGTGGAAGTTGAACCATCCCGGGGCAAGTGTGTCGGCTAATCTCCGGAAAAGAGTAAAACGGGACGGGCAGCCGTGCTCTTCCCCCATATTCTTATCCGCAAATGCCATCTGATCATAGTGGAACTGACTTAATCCTTTGACCTGGCATCCGTAGTCCTTGACTGGGACGGAAGGATCGTAAGGTGAGACTAGTTTTTTGGTCGCCGCCACAAAGACTTATTGCAAAACTGACCGTTAACGTTAATGTTCAACCATCTGTAACGTTAAAGATGCAATTTAGCAATTCGCATATTTGTGAGCGCAGCCAATATCCAGCAAGCCGATTGTTGCTCTGCGTGTCCAGACGGGACTAATACTGCAAGTGTTCCAGGTCCCGCCGGGCACGATGGAACAGACGGAACCAACGGGGCAGATGGTGTAAACGCCTTCACCGTCACAACTTCAAATTTCACACAGCCGGCGATCGGAGCTGACAGCGCAAGTATCCCGGTAGCCAACTCCAGGTGGATGACCGTTGGGCAGAAGGTATTCACCCAGACCGGGGGGCATTACACGGTCACGTCCAAGGCCGATGCCACTCACGTTGTCCTAAATAACCTCGGCTATCCTGGTAATGCCGCCCCAGGCGCCACAATCACGAGCGGGGCGCAAATCTCTCCCAGTGGCCTCCGGGGGGCAACTGGGGCCAGCGGATCAAGCAATACGCTCAACGATCTTTCTCCGACCACGACCAAGGGCGACATCATTGTTGATAATGGGGCTACTGCGCCGGTGGCATCTGATGTGCGGCTCGGGGTTGGAGCCAATGGCACCCGGCTAATGGCAGATAGCGGGCAGGCAACGGGGATGCGCTATGCAAAAGTGGATCTCGCCGACACTACGCAGGTTACAGGGACTACTGCGATTGCGAATGGTGGAACAGGGCAAATCACCAGGGTCGAAGCCTTCGATGCGCTTGCGCCGGCCAGTCCGGTCATTGGCGATATCCAGATATACGACGGCACGCACTGGATCCGGCTTGCCAGGGGAACTAACGGCCAGGTTCTCTCGATGGCGCCGAGCACGCTTCCGGCGTGGACCGATCGTGGACAGGTCATCCAGGAAGTAATCGCCTCTACCCTTTCGACGTCTAGAAACTCCACCCAAATTCCTTATGACGACACGATCCCAGATGTCTCTGAAGGATCGGAGTTGTTCTCGCAAGCCTTCACGCCCAAAGACACGGTTAGCTCTTACATCGAAATCGAGGCGGAAGTGAATGTAACGGCGATCACCGTTGACACGATTATTGCGGCCTTGTTCAAAGATGCCAGTAGTCCTGCGGTTGCGGCCGCTGCCGTTTACCAGGACACCAACAACAAACAGAAACAGATTAGGCTTTTCTACCGGTTCACCCAATCAGGCGGATCGCTGTTCACCATGAAGCTTCGGCTTGGCACTGCGACACCGGTAGCGCTCTGCGTCAACGGGATTGATGATGGTGCCGGGGGAGTAGTTCGCCGCTTCGGCGGCGTGCAACTTTCCTGGATGCGCATCCGGGAACTCAATAAGCCGTAATTCCATTTATGGCTAACGCAAGAGTCACCGCCGGGTTCAGAGCCTTGGCTCGTGGAATGGACGGCGGAAAGGCGGCGAGCCTCATCCGGCCCGATCAAGTAGCGCTGGCGATCAACATGACCTTCCGTGGTGCGTTCATGCGCACCCGCCCACCATACGGCAACCATCTCTACAGTTTTTACGATGCGACCACGCAGCTAAATTGGACTGGCAGGGTCCAGGGATGGGCGTACTACGACGGAGAGGCCGGCCAAAGCGGTTGGGTGATTGCCCGGAATGGTCGGCTCTTCTTTCTGACTTCGGATACATGGGTGCTCAGAGAAATAACTCCCTCTGTGTTAGTCAGCACGATTTCCGATTTCACGGTTCCGGCCTCGGGCTCTTCTGTGGACGTACATGTAAATGCCGTAGGCGGCATCACTGTTGGAAACGGGGTGTTCATTCATGGCGGCTCTTACATTTCATTCAGCCCAACCAGCAACCCGATTCCCTTCCTGTTTGGCGGCGGCGACACGCCCGGGACTCTGGTTCCTGCCGGCACTCAACTTTTCATTGGGGACGGCACGGTACCGGTGAGGGCTGAGCAGTTGTTTTCGGCAACTAAGGAATTCATCTTCATGTTCCAAGCCGAAAATTTCATGATCATCTTGGGCGGGGCGTACAAGACTGTTATTTGGAACGGCACATCTACACGGGTGGCCGGCATCGGCGAAATCCCAACTGGCGAGATTGGCGCCTATGGCTGGGGACGCATCTGGATCTCTCGCCCCGGTGGCCGCACTTACGAAGGCGGCAATCTGGTCTATGGCAAAACCAACTCCCGGGCCGATATCCTCGGCTGGGATGAGAACGATTTCCTGAACGAAGGCGGATCCTTTGCGGTGCCTTACACCGCCGGCCCGATTACGAGCATGCAATTTCTGGCGACCCAGGACACGAGCCTCGGCCAGGGACCGCTCATCGTTGGCACCCCCAACATGGTCTTTTCGAATCAGGCGCCGGTTGATCGGACGGTGTGGAAGAATTTGCGGAGCCCGATTCAAACCATAGCGCTCCTGGAGTATGGTCCGGAGGGTGGCCGCTGCTTCACTCAGATTGACGGCGATATTTGGTACCGGTCAATTGATGGTGTCCGGTCTTTCATCGTTGCCCGCAGGGATTTTGGCGTTCCGGGAAACGTTCCATTGAGCCGGGAAATGTCGCCTATTTTAGAGTACGATGATGGTGCGCTCCTTCGGCATGCATCCGGTCTCTACTTCGACAACCGTTTTCTTTGCACGGTCTCACCGTTCCGGACAGAGCTTGGAATTGAGCACAAAGGTTTGGCGGTAATCAATTTCGATCTCGTTTCCGATTTGGGCCAGAAGTCGGCGCCGGCGTGGGAAGGCGTCTGGACCGGTATCAACATCTTCGCCCTTTCAAAGGCACGCATCAACGGCAGGGAAGTGGCCTATGCGATGGCGCATGGTTGCAACGACGTGGAATTCTGGGAGTTGAAGAAGGGCGGCATCGATGATCAGTATATTTCCGAAGTCGAAGACGCAGGCGTTGCCACGACCACGGTCATTGAGGGCGACCTCGATCCGGCGTTCACTGATGAAGTTGTAACCTACACAGTTACGGTAACCCCAGAGAGCGGAGCCGGCGCCACGCCAACCGGCACAGTAGGATTCTATATTGAAGGCGTACTGGTCGATACCGGCACACTGGACGGCAATGGGCAATGCACCTTCACGCAAAGCTTTGCCGGTGGAAACTGGGAAGTAAAAGCGATCTACGAAGGCAGTGATATTTACGGTACCAGCCAGGATGTTTTGACCCAGACGGTTTGGTTCACCAGCGTAGTTGCGGTGCCAACGACAGAGCTTGCAAACGGTGCTCAATATGTGGCAATTACCGTCACAATTCTCAATAGCAACGGCAATCCAGTCTCGGGGCTTCCGTTGACCTTCGTTATTTCGAGTGTGGGCAATTCGGTTTCTCCAGTTTCACTTCCAAATACTAATGTGAGCGGTATTTCGGGACTCAGTTGGACCACAGCACTTTCAAAACTCAAGACGTTCACTGTCACGGTAGGCGCTCCTTACAACCGCCCAATTCCAACGGTGGCGAGTGTTCTTTGGACAGCGGGAGACCCGCTCGATGTGACTAGCATCATCCTCGCATTCCCGACTTCGGTTGTGGCCGATAATGTGGCTACTACCACAATCAGCGTGATTTTGTTGGACCCCAATTTCAACCCGTGCCTCGGCCGCACGGCAACTTTGTCTTCCAGTGGAACGGGTAACACCATTACACCCACGGCCTTAACCATGGGCACGGAAGCCAGCTTGGCGACCCTCGATGAAGTTGCTGGTCTTAACATGCCGATTGTTGGCGGGGACACAGCAAGTATGCTGGTTAGTGATTCGACTTCATTAGTCGTTGGTGAAGTGGTCAATTTTCGATGGGATGGTTCGAGCAAAAATGCTTTGATGCGGGTGATCTCCAAGGCTGATAGCACGCATGCAGTTTTTAGAACGCTTGGAACTTTTGGCGGGGCAAGCTGGGGACCAGGAACGGTTATTCCACAAAATGCGACCATCACCAAAGCGGGCATTGACGATGCGCTGATGCGCTCCAGTGTGGCCGAGGCTAAAGTTGTGACCGCCACCATTACCGCCCCACTGGCCGGCGGGCCGACGATAACCGCTAACGTTACGTTCACATGAGCCAGGTAATCCAACATGTGGATATCCGGTCTGTGTGCAATACACGGGCTTATGATTTTGGCGATGCCACGCAGCTCAAGAGCTTGCATATGGGCGAGCTTTACCTCGATCAGATTAGTGGCAATGTCACCGTGGTTGTTAAGTTTCGCCCGGACCAATATCCAACCTGGACCACTTGGCAAACAGTTCGGTTCTGCGCCTCAAACATCCAATGCACGCCGCCTACGCCCGGCGAGTTTACCTGCCAGGTTTGGAAGCCACGGGCAAAATCCTACTTTGCCGCCAAGGTAAAAATCCCGCAGCCGCCCGAGACGTGCAACACGATTGGTGGCCAGTTGATTCGGATGGGGAACGAATTCGAGTTTCGGCTTGAGATAACCGGATCCTGCCGAGTGCGCATCTTCAAAGCGACCTGCACGATCATGACTGAGCCCACCGAAGGGGAATGCCCCGAGGAAGTGGAATGCGTCCTGTTCGAGGATTGCGGCGAGAATTATTTCACCTACAGCATTTGCGATGTCCTTCCCACGGTCGAAGTCTGCAATGAAGAGCAGACCGCCGCATGTCCGGATGAAAGTAATCCAGTCACCGTCCCCGCCGGCACCTTCTGCACGACCGTCATAGCGCCGACCGATGAACGGATTGCGGCGGCACAAGCGGAAATGAACGCACAGGCGGTAGCATTGGCACAATCCCAAGTGGGAGATTGCGCTTGGTTGGATATGGTGTGGACGGTTTCGGCCCTTAATGTGAACGCACCTCACACAGGCGCCTCTACGTCCCAATCATATGATGGGGGCGAGTTTCAAATTAACGCTCAAGTGCCGTGCGAGAATCCGAACAGCGGCAATCTGGGGTTAAAGCTACAGGGCGATATAAATTTCACTTACAAAAATGGGACAGTAACTCACCACAATCTCAGTGGGCTAATTGCCAACATTCAGGCTTTGTGCGGTGGTGTGGCTTCTGGTTGTTTTGCGGCACAGGTTACGTTATCAAGGGGAGCAAATGTTGGCTCTTTGATCGCAATCTACGATCAGGTTCACACCGCAGGCGATCCAGATAAAGGGATTGGCAGCTACCCGATTGATTTCGCTTTTACTGATGACGGTGTGAGGCCGAGGGTTTATCGCCTCACAGTAGAGCAGACTGTTTACTGCCAGACCAACGTTTCCTATGACCAAACAACCTCTGGCTCGATTGTAGCCTTGGATTAAAAAATTATGTCAGACCCACTCGTCCTACCAGTAATACCAGGAGTGCTTCCTTCCGGGTTCTGCCCAAACACTTACCAGGAGATGCTCGTTGGCTTCAGCGCCGTGCAAACGGTCAATTTCCCAACGTCGTTCACCGGCATCTGGATTTCGCCGACCGCTCCAAGCGATATAACCATGGCCTGGCTGAAGATCGACGCCACGGGAAACCCGATCCAGCTTTACGTTTTCGCTAACGGCGCATGGATCGCCAGACATCCACAGGTGCCGGGCTCGATCATGATTTGGGATGGAGCCCTGCCAAACTTCACCACGTTCGACGGCGGCGACGGAAACGCTTTATCGGTCATGTCCGGGCCGATGTGGGAGGAAGTAACGGCTTTGCGTGCAAAATTCCCGCTGGGGGTTGGAACGCTACCGGTCTCTGGAACTGTGGTCAATGTCACCGACACAGGCGGGACCGAGAAAGAGGACATCACTTTGACGTTGCCCAACATTCCGCCGCATGCGCATACGTGCAAGGGTTCGACGGGTGATGCGCCAGGCTCGGGTAACAATTTCTTTGCGGTGGATCGCAGCAGCTCCGACCCGCCGCCTTCTCCCGTCGATATTGACACTGAACAGGCTGGAGGAACCGCCGGGGCTGCGGTGCCAATCCCTATCACCCATATGCCGCCTTATTACGGAGTGTACTTCCTCCGAAGGACCACACGGCTATATTACGTAGGTTAAAATTATGAGAATCACTCTCGCAGACGCAAGGGCCAGCCGAATTCCAAACGTGATCGGCGCCTGCAACGATGACGTGCGGTTTTTGGCTATTCTTAATGAAGCGATTCAACGGCTTCTCACCAAGGGGCTTTGGTGGGGCACTTACGCAAGGTACCGGATTTGCGCAATCAATTCCTGTATCACGCTGCCGAGCGGAATGGCCACGATCGAGACGGCGGCTCAGTGCGGGGTTCCTATCAGTGTGGTGGACCAGTGGTACGAGTTTCTTGAGAACGGCCTGGGTACCGTCAACGGAAGCACAGCATCGGACGGATCCAACTGCTCCAGTTGCGGCGGCGTGGGCGGCAGGAATTTTGGCTGCGGCATGCCAGGCGCCTACATGCGTGGCAGGTTCCCCACATTCTCGGATATGGTTGGCACCACCGAAAAGCTTCGGTTTGTTTGCGACCTGGCGAGTGATGTCGGAAAAGAAGTCTTGGCGCTCGGTTATGACGAGAATTCCAATTGGATTCGCACGAGCCAAGGTGGTGTTATCAGGGATGGCGAGGTTATTGATTTGGCCCAGGCACCCGGCGCCGATTCGACCAACTATTTCTCAGTACTCACTGACATCCAATTTCCAAACGACATGGATGGCCAGACGTGGCTCTACGCCCGCAAGCCGGCGGATTCCACGCAACGCCTCATCGGCAAGTATCAGTATCACGACACCCGGCCATCGTTCGCCCGTTACTTCATTCCTGGCATTTGCAACAATGACAGCAGTTGCCCGACGACCGTTGAAATCATGGCCAAGCACGACTTCATTCCGGTGAAGAACGACACCGACTATTTGATCATTGGAAATCTTCCAGCGCTAAAGACTATGTGCATGGCCATCAATAACGCAGAGCACGAGCCCAATGCGGTTAATAAGACCGCCATCATGGTCGCCGGCTATAAGGAGGCCATCGGTGAGCTTGATTCTGAATTGGATCACTACCTCGGCAGCGGCCGAAGGATCGGCATCAATGTCATGGGATCGTCCATTTACGCCAGTGACCCGGTGCCGGTGTTAGTTTAGGAAAGGAAATTTAATCTATGTCGTTTCTCTCTGACATCTTTGGAAAAAAGCCGGTGGTGCCGCAGCTCAAGCCGATCGATCTCGGCAAGGAGCAGGGCGTTGCGGTCCAGAACAATCTCAACGTTTTGCCCGAGGCGGAGAAGTTGACTGAGCAATCCAACCTCTTTTCTGCCGAACAGGTGGATAAGATGCTGCGGCGGTTCACACCCGACCTTGATTCCATCACAGGACAAATCAGCAGCAACCTTGATTCGTGGCTCAAGGGTGAGGTTCCGGAGGATGTTCAGCGGGAATTGATGACGTCATCGGCGGGCCGGGCGCTGGAGGGCGGATACGCTGGGTCTGGCATGGGAAGAAATCTTGCCGCCCGAGACCTCGGCCTTACGTCGCTGAAGCTGATGGATGAGGGATTGCGATCGGCTGAATCGTGGATGGCCACCACAGCCCGTCTCTACGAGCCGCACATGATGGACGTGAAATCAATGTTCGTGACGCCAGAGAAGCAGGCCAGCTTCGATGTCAACGAGCGCAACGCCAAGTTCAATCGTGACTGGATGGCGAGCCAGATTAAAGCGATGCCGGATCCGGTGATGAATGCGGTTTACCAGGCCGTCCACCAGGTCGGCATGGCCTTTATTCACGGCTACACGGGTTCAAGTGGCCCGTCCGATATCAAGACGCAGGACTATTCTAAGGTCGCCGGCAACCCAGGCCAAACTTATGGTCCTGGTGGTTACTCAACGGCGCCGGTGGGAAGCGAAGGCTACGGCGGTTACGATATGGGAAGCTACATGAGTGGCACCGAAGATTTCGGAGGCGCCAGCATGGGCGAGGGTGATTTTGGCGGCGGCTTTGGTGGCGGCATGGGCGGTATGGCTTAACGAAGGATCTAATATATGCCTGAAATTTTCCAGAACACAGACGTTCCGGTTTGGTTGCAGCGGATCACTCAACCGCCGGATGCGGGCGCCATCGGCAAAGACATCGGCGGCGTGCTGGCCGGCGTGGTCAACAGTTTCGGCCGGGACGAGAATGCCGCTCCTGACAATGAGGATTACTGGGGCACACGCAAGGGGTTTGAGAAGGGCATGCAGGAATCACGGATGAACCAGGCCGATCCGATGTGGCGCCTCAAAAAGACCGAGATCGAGGCCAAGGTTAAAGATGCGCTCGCCCAGGCAGAATCCCGCCACGCTTTGGCGCAACAGCATAGCTCTGAGACTTCGGCCTGGATGAAGGCCATCCCCGTTTTGGCACCATGGAAAGCAGCCACGCCCGAGGAACGTGCCACCATGCCGACTCCGGATGTAGGCCCGAGCCGAACCGCCTGGAAGGTGGTGCAGGACCAACAGAACGCCGATTGGCGCTATGCTCGCCAAAAGGAAATGAACGATCTCCAGAAGATGCGGGCTGAGAACACGACGACTCAAGCAAAGCTGGCGGTGGCCGATGCGAAGAAGTTCACCGACTTGCTGGCTACCCTCGAAGATCCTATCGAGCGCCAAGCGATTCGTGAAATGCAGACCGACCCGCAGCAGGTTGGTCCATCCACCGAACAGTGGGCAAGGCTCAATGCAGCCAAGGGTCGTGAGGTTGAGGCTGCCAAAACCAAAGCTGCGAGTGCTCCGGGCACACTTCAAAAAACCACCATTGGACCCGATGGCAAAGTTCGGACCACTTTCCAAACCCAGAAGCCGCCGCCGATTGTCGCCCTGCAACAGGCTTTGGTTGCGGCGATAAATGCCGGGGATGAAGACAGTGCTTCAGAGATACAGGCGCAGATCGAAAAGATGAACGTCACTGCCCTTGATGTCGAAGGTAAGCGCCAGGAAGGCCGGCTTGAGGTTGAGAAGACCCGTGCGGCCAACCGTGGGGCGGGATCGCCGCTTGGAAAGCTTATCGAAGACCGAAACAAAGCTGCGGCCAGTGGTGCGATGGATGACGTCCACCTTTTCCAGAACGCCATCGATGCCACCAAGAAAGGTGAGCCCATCATGCGGACGTATAAGGGGCAGACCGTCCTCTACATGCCCGGCAGCAGCACTTTGCATTTCCTAAAGGACCCAGAGACCGAAGCTGAGTCCAAGCTCTTGAACAAAGAGTTTGAGGCCAACCTGCGTGACATTTCGGAGGCGAGAAAGAACGCCAGCACGAGAAAGAACGTTCCGGAATTGGAAAGGAAAGCCGCCCAAACCAGGTCGAAGATAACCTCGCTTTTTGAGAGAGCTGAGGTAATGGCGACCCCGCCGGCAGGAGAGACGGGAGCAAGTGCCCCAGCAGCGCCGGCGGGAACGACCAATGCGCCTGGAAAGGTTCGGAAGTATAATCCGGCAACTGACGAGTTTGAATAAATGCCTCAGTCAATTGATATTCCGGGACAGGGAGTGGTTGAGTTTCCTGATGAAATGGATGATGTCCAGATAAAGGACGTCATCAAGCGCAAGTTTTATTCAGCGCCACAAGCTCCGCCAGCCCAGTCCTTAGCCACGTCCCACGATGAAGAGGCGGATCTCACCCGGCCAGACCAAGGCTTTGAATCCTCGGAGTTGAATCCCCGCAGCGTCACGCCGATGACCGATGCAGCGATCGCCCGCCAGGCGAAGGGCATGCAGTTAGCGGCAGAGATGAAGGCTGTGCGGGCTGAGCCAAAGCCATCCATCTTCGGCGGCACACCCGCCGGGCTTGCGGCTGAGGCCGCTGCTGGAGTTGGCCGAGCAGGGGCGGAGATAATGAAAGGGGCGGCGGCAGTGAGCGAGCCCGTCGTCGAAGGAATTTTGCAAGCTCACGGACGTCCTCCGACGTCTGCGACCGCCCGCCGGGAGTTTATCGAGAAGTCCCCGCAGTATCAGGCCGGCGCCACCGCCGAGAAGTATTACACCGACCTTTACGAGAAGTACGTCCCAGATGCCGAGCGGGAATCTCTGGCGCATCAAGTCGTGGGCACGACCGCCGGCTTGGTACCGGCGATGACCGGTCCGCTTGCCCCGTTCATCTTTGGGTTGAGCAGCGCCGGCGAACATTTCGATCACGACTACGATGCCGCCATTGCTGAAGGCGCCACCCCAACACAGGCAGCGGACAAGGCAGCCTCCAACGCTTACAAATCCGGGTTGAAGGAAGTGGCGCTCTGGGAGTTTGGCCCGAGAGCGTTCCGCCGCTTCCTGGGAGACAAGATTGCCGGGAAGGCCGGCCAGCCGTTGGCTGAACAATGGTTGCGTGGCGTGGGCGCTGGATCCGCTGAGTTGGCTACACTCTCTGCCACATCCAGGGCCACCGAGAACGTAATCAGCGGCAAGCCCGTTGGTGAGGGTGTTGGTACCGCCGCCGCATCGGGCGCACTGCTCGGCGCCGGCATGGCGGGAGCAAACATTCCCCGCCGGCCAAAGACCGTGCTCGAACAGACGGCGCCGTTGACTGCCGAGGTCATGGCCAAGAACGCCGAGAAACCATTTGAACCTCCGCCACCTACTGAGGCAGCGGAAGAGCCAGTACCGCCAGCAACACCAGAACCAGAGAAAGGAGAAACACAAAATGCCATTCAAGAGCACAAGCCAGCAGGGGAAGTGCTTCGCCCTGAAGGCGAGGGGGCAGGCGGGGTCGTGGGATTGCCTGAAGTGGGCACACGAAACGCCGAACCTGAAGGACCTGCCGCTGCACGCCCAGAAGCCGAAGCGGGGGCACCGGAAGCACCCCAGGAAGTAAAGCCCGAGGAGGGTGCAGGTGAAACGCCCGAGCAACCTACACCCCCGCCAGCGCCACCAGCCAAACCAAAGTCAGTCATCGAATTATTCCGTGACGCCATCCTGGATCCGAACCATCCGAAGCGCCTGGACAACAAGGACTCGCATGAGGCGGGAAAGTCCGCAGCTACGCTCGAAGATTTGGATGCGCTCGGAAAATTGCGGCTGGAGATAAAGGAGCGGACCAAAAAGCAACTGGAGGATGCCGAGCCGATTATCGATGCCGCCCGGAAAAAGTATGCCGAAGATCCGAGCCCGGAGAATAAGGCGGCTCTCGATAAAGCTGAGAAAATAATGTTGGATGCGAATGCGGTCGCTATGCGGGTAGCGCTTCCCCGTGAGGCCATCGAATTCGCCACCAAGACCGGCAGTTGGGATAAGCCGTCCTTCCCTGGAGAAGAGGAAAAGCTTGGACCGAGGCCATTGGATTGGAGAAAGAATCCGAAGGTTGTCGAGTGGCTGCAAAAGAACGCCGAGAAGTACGCCATCACTTTGCCAGAGGATTTCCCGAAGGCCGCAGAAGCGCCACCCGAGACGGAGGCCATTGGCATTCCAGGTAAAACCATCGCCCAAATGAAGAGGCTTTACCCAGTTGAGAGGGCCATGGAGATTGAAAAAGAGTTTGGCCTCTCTGCCGCCGATGCTCATTTCTTCAATATTGGCATCGCTGCGGTTAGACAGAATCCAGAGCGATGGACTACCATGGCTGAAGGTCTTCAAAAGGAGGCTATGCGTGCAGCGG